TACCAGGAGTCCGGGCTCCGGTGCATCCAGTCCGCGGCCTTCTTGCCGACCGGCCCGCCGGTGGCGAGGGCGACCGGGAGGTCCCGGACGTTCTGGGCGATGTTCTGCTGGAGGGCTCCGAGACCCGCGAGAATCCGCTCCATGCGGCCGGGCTCGTCCTCTTCCGCGGGGGCACCCGGGCGGGGGGCTACGTACTTCGAGACGGTGGGGCGCTCCAGGCTCTCGTACTGCTTGCGGAGCTTGGCGAGGTGCTCCTGGAGCCTGGGGGAGTAGGTGGGTGTGGGTGGCCGGAAGGTGCTCATCCCTTTTGTCTCTTTACACGCTCGCGGTGAGCGTGCTAATGTCCTCCTTGCGGGGGGAAATCACGATGTCTGACAACCAAACTCAAGGCTGGCCGTCGACTGGCCCGCGTCCGTTCTACGTCCCGAGCTACTCCGAGAGTCAGGCCGAGGCCGCGGCCCAGGCCCACCTGAACTTCGCCCAGGAGCTCCGTGTGGAGGTCATGCCTCCAGAGCCTCAGGCGGCTCCCCGGGGGCACGTCGCCCCCATTGTGGAGGGGATCCAGGCCCGCTACGAGGGCCTCGCGGCCCACGTCGTCGTCTCGGAGCCACCGTCTCACATCGCCCCCCGGGACGTGACATTCGAGGAAGTTGCGCCCTTCCTGCTCACATCCTTCGGTGGCCTGCTGCTCGGGGTCATGCTCTCGGGTGTCCTGGGTGCTCTATTTCTCCGGCGTCGGTGACTGCGGGGACAGCATCCCCATGGCGAGCGCCGAGAGCGGATCCGCCTTCGGGTCGCGGAGCTGGTGCCCCATGATGATGTTCGCGTAGTCGCGGCGCTCCCGCTCGAGGCGGTCGAGGAACTGCTGCTTCTCGGGGCCGTCCTCCATCTCGTCCATGGCGGCTCTCATCTCTGCCGTCACTCGGGAGTAGGCCTCGATGGCGGCCTGGACCCGGGAAGCCATCGCCTCTTGCTCGATGACCTCGCCGCCGTACCGGCCTTCGCTCTCCATTTGCGCCGCTTCCATGGGGTCGATCTCGGCCTCCGCGATGGCCTGCTTGGCCTGAGCCTCGTGCATCTCCTGTTCGATGTCGCCCGCCCGGGCTCCCCGCTCCCACCGCTGGCGGTCCGCCACGTCCCGGGCGTCCATCGAGAGCTGGCCGGTGCGGTAGAGCTGGTTGAGGGCCGCGGTCGGGGCCCAGCCGGGATCCCGCGACGCCGGCAGATCGGCCGGCGGCCCCGCCGAGGGCTCCCCGCCGGGCGGGATGTAGATGGTCGCCTCCGGGCCCGCATACACGTCGCCGGTCGGCAGCTCCTCGGGGTCGCGGTAGGGGACCGGCGGCTTGCCTCCCAGCGGGTCCGTGATGTCGATGGGGGCGTTGGTGGCGACGATCCGCCCGTCAGGCATCTTGATCGCCCGGGGGCGGCCCCCACCCTCGTGGTCGCCCTTCCCCAGCTTCGGAAGGGGGGCGTCGGCCGAACCGGGGTCTCCCTTCACCGAGGCCCCCTGCCCCCGGGGGTCCGTCTCGGCCCGGTCCTCGGCGACGGCCGCGGCGGCCACGGGCTCGGGGCGGGGCGGCGGCGCGGCGGGCCTGGCCCCGGCCGCTCCGAGGGCGGTCTCGCGGGACGGGGCTCCGAGACGCAGCGCCTCCTGGCCGGGCTTCAACTGCCGGTTGATGAGGTCGATGGTGGCCTGGGCGAAGCTGCTGGGGGTGCCGCGCCCGCGGGGCAGTCCCAGGGGGCTGCGGGGAGGCCGGAATCCGTCAGGCATCTCTCACCTCATTCCCATGCGGGCCCGGAGCGCACGGGCCCCGGCCTTCGCGTCGCGCTTCCGGCGCGGCTTCTTCGTTCCCCCCACGTAGGTGTCCTTGAGCCACTCGTTCTTCGGCTCCGACCGGGTGAAGTTCTTGAGCGGTTCGCCCGGCGTGTGGAAATTCGTCCAGTTCTTCAGGCTCATCCGCTCTGTCCGTACTGGGGGCTCCAGAGCCTCCAAGAGGCCTCCTGCCCGGGCGGGGCCCGGTGCGTCAGCAGCTTGGCGGCCTGGGCAGCCGTGATCTTCTTCTTCTTCCCCTTCTCGTCTCGGCCGCCATCGTAGGATTCCAGGATCGACCGGTTGTCGCCGGCCATCGTCCTGATGTTCCTCATCTCCTGGAGTAGCGGGTTGCTGACGAGCGCCGCGGGGGGGAGAGGGGCATCCATCTCGAGAGAGCGTTGGACTCCCGCCTTCTCGCTTCCGGTCCACCAGTCATCGGAGGGCATCGGCTACCTCCTCAGGGTGCCCGTGGCCACCGACTGCATGAGCTGGCGGGTCGCCGGGTCCATGCTCATGGCGGCCGAGGGGCGCGTCCCGCCGACCATGCCGCGGGTGTTCTCCGGCTTGTTCCAGAGCGCCTGGCGGGCCCGCTGCTGCTCGGCGTAGTCCATGGCCTCCTTGCGCTTCCGCTCCTGGTCGGCCTTCGCTTCGAGTCGCCGGGCCGTGCCCTCAGCCTTCTTCGCCTGCTTCCGGCGCAGCTCGGCGTCCTTCAGCTCGGACCGCTTCCCCTTCTGGTACAGGTCGAAGGCCACTCGCTTGCGGGGCGCTTCCTCCCGCGCCTGCTCCAGGCCAAGGTCCATGTACTGCCCGTACCGCGACATCATCGCGTCGAGCATGGGGCCCATGGCCCCGAGATCGAACGAGAATTCGTTGGACATCTCCCTCTCCTATCCGTAGCGGTACGACCCGCCCCCCGCCGACATGCTCATGTTCGGCATCATGCTCGAGAACGATCCCATCATCGAGGACAGGAACCCCAGCAGAGCGTTGTTGCTGCCGATGGCGGCCTGAACGTCGGTCCCGTACTTGCTCACGTCGGTGCGGTAGCGGTCCAGGATGTTGCCGGCCTCGCCCATGTCCCGCGAGAGGTCCAGGCTGAGGCGCGAGAACCGCTCCGACGAGGGCTGCGACACGATGGGCAGCCCGCCCTGGTACGCCTGCGTGAGCTGCGCTTCCCGGCCCACCTTCTCCTGGGCCATCGCGGAGTTGATTCCCCGGTCGTACTCGGCCTCCCACTGCGAGGCGTTGAACGGGATCCCGGCCTGCTGCGCCGCCGCCATCGCACTCTCGCGGGCCGCGGCTCGGCGGTTCTCCATCTGCTCGCGCATGGTGTCCATGGCGAACCCGGTGCCCTCCTTCAGGTCCTCCAGGTGCCCGCCGTACTTCTGGGCGTAGGCCTGGAGCTCCGGATCGAAGGCCGCCTGCGGGTCGATCTCGGGCAGCTTCGGCCGCTCCGGCCCCTTCACCGCGACCCCAGAGCCGCCGGTCGGCAGCTTGGGCATCGTGAACTTCGCCGCGCCGCCGCCGCTGCTGGTTGGCGGCTTCGCCGCCGAGCCGCCTCTCCCGGGGAGCACGAGCCCTGCGCGGTGGCTCAACGAGGCAGGCATCCGGGCCGAAGATGACCGCTGGCCGCCCATCCTGGCGCGTGCGTCCGAGACCCCCCTCGATCCCGCCGTTCCCAATGGCATTGTCCTAGTCCTCTCTCACTCGATGATACGGCATCGGGCAAATCCTCATGGCACTGCCGTCTCCGAGAACGGCGGCCGGAATGCCACGCCTCCAGGCCCCCACATACCGCCCAGGCCGCGGTACTTGAAGTTGATGACGTTCGAGGCCCGAGTCTCGAAAGTGAACCCTCTCCCCGAGACCTTCTCCGGCAGGAAGAAGTGGACGCTCTTCGCGCAGGAGACGTAGTCGTAGCCGTTGAGCGTCTTCGTCTCGCGGCTCAAGAGGGAGTCGTACTTCCAGAAGCGGCGGACGTTCGTCGGTCTCACCGACCGCCAGGCGTCCTCGTCGCCGCCGATGGCGTAGGCCGTCCACCCGACAGCCTCGCTCTCGATGTGGAACCAGAGCTGGAGGAGCTTCTTCCCCTGCTGGACGTCGTCGCCGGGCTGGAACATCAGCATGTGCCCGTGCCGGATGATGACCTCCTTCTGGATGGTGTCCCCGTCGTCGTCGCTTCCGAATGCGGTCAGGGTGTCGCTGTCCGGGTCGTAGGCATCGAGCTCGCAGGCCTTGATCTGTCGGCGGATCTCCCCGTCGCACGAGGCGACGTACATCTCGTTGTCCTTCCCGTAGAGCGTCGAGCTGTCCTCCCGGGCCTTGAAGTCCAGGGTCCAGTCGGGCTGACTCTCCTGGCCACCCATCGACGGCTCGAAGTTGCCGAGGTAGCCGACGTAGGCCACGGTCTTCGGGGAGAGACCACTCTTCGCCTCCCACTCCACCGGCGAGTCCTGGGGCCGCGGGGTGTAGAAGACGTAGACCTTGTTGAGCTTGTCGAAGGCCGCGAAGCCGGACTCGAAGGAGGACTGCCAGTTGCAGTACTCGCGCTCCCAGAGGAGGCGCATGTCCTCCATGACGTAGCGGAAGCCCCCGTCGTAGATCCAGACACCGTCACGGGCCGGGAACCAGAGCCGGTTGTGGATCTCCCGGATCCCGTGGTGGGTCAGGCAGCCGACGTTGGAGTCCAGGCGCTCCATGACGAAGTCGTCCACGCCGGTCCCGAACTGCCGGATCATGTAGCTGTTGTCCTGACAGAAGACGACCAGCTCGTTGCGCCCCCGCCAGAGGCCGGTGATCGGCTCGCGCTCCATGGTGTCGCGGAAGGATGCGGGCCCCACGTACTGGGGCTGGCCTGGCTGCGAGTACCAGACCCGGTAGGGGAACTCCGAGTTGCGTGCGTACCACATCCGCGCCGCCCACGGATGGATGAAGTGGACGTTGGACGGAGGCAGTCCGTTGCGGAAGTCTCCCGTTCCGCTGCCCGGCCCCAGGAGGGAGAGGCGCGCGCTCAGCACGTTCTCCTCAACGGTGGTCAGTCCGTATGGGGACTCCCACGCCATGCGGTAGGGTCCGCCCAGCATCGAGGCGTAGCCGCGAACGTGGGTCACACGAAGGTCGGCACCTGTCGCCTGGATGCTTGACCAGAGACGGCCCTGCCCTGTAAGGTCTCCCACGTTGACGATGTTCGACGGATCGGATTCCGCTAGGACTCGCAGACCGTTCTTGTGGAGGAACGTGATGTAGGCAAGGCAGCCGCCGCTCGACCCTCCGCTCCCACTCCCCGGGACGACCGAGAGCTTCTCGCTCGGCGGCGCGATGCCCGCCTTGAGCCAGCGACGGTCCGCCGCCGGGCGGACCATGACCCGGGTGTACGACCCGCCGAGGTAGAGGTCGCCGCGGAAGTTCTCGAAGACCGGCCGGCGACCCGTGCGGTAGATGCCCTGGATGGTCATGTCGTCGTAGGCGAGGCCCCCGAAGGCGGCATCAGTCTTGATGCTCGTCTCCGACGAAGAGGCCGCGTCCTGAGTGAAGAAGATGGCCACTCTAGAGCTCCTCGTCGTTCAGCACCGCATCCTCCGGCGCGTGCGTGATGACATGAGTTCCGACGTTTTCAAAGACTGTCGGGGGTGTCGGCAAGCCGCTTGGCGAGGGGTAGAGCGGGGTCACGGTCGGGCCATCGGTGGTGTTGAAGTTGCTGATCTCCGTGAAGTATGAAGCGGAGTTTCCCGAACCAACCTGTCCGGCCCAGTAGGCTTCAACGGCGAGGGCCCCCATGAAGACTCGGCCTCCAGCGACGTGCATCCAGTAGACGTCGGCTGCGTGGTCCTGAGTGAAGTTGATCTCCGTGGGTAGCTGCGTCCAGGTGGAGTCGTTGACCCACTTCCGCAGATACCAACTCTTGTTGCCGAACCCCGTGATGACGTACTCCGTCACGTAGAGGGTGTTCCGGTACTGGAGGAACATTCCGGCCTTCGTCGTGTCGCCGACCGTCGCGCCGTCGACCCACGGGAATTCGTAGATGTAGGCAGGGATGCTCGATCCCCCCTGGAACCGGTAGATCCTGGGCCCTTGACCGCCGAGCGTACTGACCAGGTACAGAGACCCGTTCCATGGCGTGATGTCCGTGATCCGCAGGTCAGCTTCCGGGAGCGACACCGCCGTCCACGTCCCGCCTGGGGCGGCGAGGAAGCGGGCGACTGCGGCCGATCCATTAGAGCCTATGGCGAGAACGCCCTGGCCGTTGAAAACGCCCAGGCGCAGAGCGTAGGCGGCTCCGAAGTCGTACTCCTCCTGGAGCGTCGTGCCGTCGAAGCTCCAGACGGTCCCGTCGTTCCGGGCGATGTACATGATCTCCCGGACCTGTTCGTCGCCGGCGAGCTCCTCCTGGGAACGCTTGAAGACCGTCACCGCATCGAGGATCAGCCCCGCGGCCGTCGGAGGGTCCGCAACGACCCACAGGTCGCGGTAGAGTTCGTAGCCCGCGAGGGTCTCGTCCTTGGTCGGCAGCTTGACCTCGTACAGGCAGACCACGTACTCCTGCTCGTCTTCCTCGTCTTCCTTCTGCCTCTCCCTGTACCCGAACTGGAGGAGCCGCTTGCGGTACTTGATGAACGACACCCACGAGCCACCGTCTGCCGGATACGAGCTTGAGACTTTGTAGTCCAGGGTCTTCTGCCCCACGATGATGTCCGCGGAGTAGAGAGCCGTCTGGACAAAGGGGGGCTCCCGGGAGTCCTGGCCAGCGATGTCGGTGTCGCGCCTGTTGAAGCGAGTGTACTGGCCGCCCAGTTGCACTCCCGCGCCGCCCCGCTGCTCGTTGAAGTTGCCCAGGATCGTCTCGTCCGTGTCCCCGTTGATGGTTGAGTAGGCCCGCGTGACCCACAGGCCGACCCCGTCCTCGTCTATCTCGATCATCCCGGTGATGCAGCCAGCTACCCCGGTGTCGTGGTGGGGGACCATCCCGGGACGGTCGGTCATCCCGGCCGGCGTGAGCCGCACGTTGGAGAGGAGGTGGAACTGGTTGGCCGGGACCGCTCCCGGGTCGGCGGACCGGTTCATGCCCCGGAAGTACCGGAACCCGAGGCCGGGTCGGTACTCGAAGGGCTCGACGCCCTCGTCTGGAGTCTTTCTCGGCATCTACATCCGCCCGAAGAAGGAGGGGAGCTTCCGCCAGGTCCCCTGGAACCGCTGCTCTTCCTTCTTCATCCCCTTGATGCCCTCCTTGTACTCCGAGAGGGAGGTCTGCCACTTCGCGTCGCCCTTCGACTCGCGGGCCTTCGCCCGCAGGCCGGGCATGATGACCGTCTGGTGGTACTTCTCCGGGATCTTCTTGATGTCGTTGACGTGCCCCTGGAGGACGACCGAGGCCCCGGCCGCCTCGTTGACCAGGTCGTCGCCGGCAGGCTTCAGGACGTTCATCGCGTTCGTGGTGACGGTCCCGACGATCTCGAACTCGCCGTTGTTGTCGTCGTTGGCGAACCCGGAGATGCGGACGTACTTCTCGTCGAGGAACTGCGCCGTCAGGTCCGTCGCAACCGACGTGATCGTCCCGGTGTTGTCGGCCGCCGCGGTCATGGCGATGTCGGTCTTCGCCGTGAAGCCCACGACCTCGTCGATGGTGGGCGGGTTCGGCTGATACCAGACGACCAGCGTGGTGTCGGCCCCGGGCACCGGGATCTGGACGTACTGCCGGTAGAAGGTGCCCTGGCCGAAGATGGCGCAGACCCACGGGTTCGTGGTCCGGTAGTCGGACTCACGGAGGTCCATGACGAGCGACTCGGCGACGAGGTCGAGCTTCCGCCCGTCGCCTCCGGGGACCGGGAAGTAGATCCCGCCGTAGTTGCCCAGGCTCTGGAAGTCCGGCGGGAGAGCAACGTAGCCGAGAGCCGCGGGCACGACCACCGTGTCCCGCTTCTTCTTCCAGCTCCAGTCGCTCGCCCACCAGAGCTCCGCGACGATCTCGCGGAGGTACTCCAGGTGACGAAGTCGGCGCTCCGTGTTGTCTGCGCCCGTGTCGTCTACGTTGTCGTCTCTCCCGAGTACCTGGTTGATGTGCTCGGTGACGTTCACGGAGCCCTCCTTCTCAGGCTGATGCTTCGGCCTGGCTCTTCCGGACCTCGATCTTCTTCAGCACGAACTCCGTCTGCTCGTCGTCGCCCTCCAGGAGCCCCTCCATCTCGGAGCGGGTCAGCTTGAGGCCGTAGGTCTTCGCCGCGGCCAGGATCTGCTTGATGGTGCTCATGTCGTCCGTGGTGGCCGGGGTCTCGTCGGTGACGCCTTCCTTCGGCGGGAGGTACTGCCCCTGGAGGACCGCGGCGATGTCCTCCTTGCCGAACCGCGCCACGTCGGCGGCCTTGCGCTTCTGGAGGTGAGAGATGGCCCAGGCCACCCGCTCGGCGTTCGACCCCTCGGGCGCGGGCTGTCCCTTCGCCTCGAACCGGGCGATCCGGTCCATCTCGGTAGTGAGGATCTGCTGCGCCCTGGCGTCCTGTGACTTCTCCCACACGGGCCGGGCCGCCTGCATCGCCGCGGGGACGTCCTGCCACGCGCTGACGATCTCGAGGCCGGACTCGAAGAGCCGCTCCCGGTCGCGCTCGAGGAAGTCGCAGAAGTCACCCACGTCGAAGACCTTGGTGACGCCGCCCTCGGGCGTGCGCTGGATGATGTCCTTGACCTCCAGCGTCCCGGGGATCAGGGTGTCCTGGCTGTTCCTGACGGACTCGAATCGGAACGGGTGGCTCGGCCCCACCTTGGCGGTCTCGTTGTAGGCGGGCAGCAGGATCGGCTTGCCGTCGTACTTCAGTTGCTTGCGCTCGTCTCCTGCCCAGACGAGGATCTGGGCATTCACGCGGTTCCATCGCCGCTTGGCTCTCATGCGTTGCTCCCGGAGGGGGCGACCCTCCTGTAGGTCTCAAACGGGGACCGGGGCGACCGGCCCGCCGCCTTGCCCACCGTGACCATCGGCTTCGGATCCCGATGGCTCGGGGGTTTGCGTCCTTCACGAATCGCCTGCTCGCGCTCCCTCATGTGACGGGCGTAGTCGCGCCAGTCGGCTTCCGACAGACCCTCCATCTTCTTGAGGATCCACGGCTCGACCTGGGCCTTGGTGTACTCCATCTCCTGGACCCAGTCGTCGTGCATCTTCTTCTCGCGGGCCTGGCGCTTCTCGACGCGCTTCATGTAGGCCGCGATGGTGACGATCTCGTACTTCTGCCGGCACCAGTAGTAGGTGTCCCACGACCAGGGCATGAAGTCGCCCGGGCCGCTCAGGAGGTAGCCCGCGGAGTAGACGTCCTCGAAGATGGCGTCGAGGAAGTTGGGCTCCGGGAAGTCGGCCGCGGCCGGCATGTCCACCTGGAACGGCTTGCGGAGGTGCTTGAAGAACGGGTAGTGGCGGCCGATCCCGTGGTGGACGAACTGGCGCGGCTCCGTCTCTCCTGGAGGGATGTAGACGGAGATGCGCCAGATCGGGATGACGCCCGGATCGAAAGAACGGATGGCAGCCGTGACGGCTGGATCGGCCTCGTACCCCGGTGGGGCCACTGCCGAAATGCGTTCCGACCTCCACAGCCAACCCTTGTTCGTCACGACTGCCACCCCCCTTCTGCTACGGCAACGACCGGAGCTTCGGATCCTTCCGGACGGCCGCGAGGGCCCCGCCCTCGATCTCCTTGATGCCGAAGTCGCTGCCACCCGTGACCTGGAGCCAGTGGATGAACGGCAGGACGACCTCGGCGTCATCGAACGCGAACGCCGCGGAAGCGTTGTACTTCGTGCCGTTCACGTAGAACGTCACGTTGCCGTCCTTGTCCACCCGGACCTCGAGCTCGACGTCCACGCCGTCCGCCACGTCCACTCCGGTGTCCGTGGTGACGGTGCCTCCGCCGTTCAAGATGGTCTCGATGTTGACGTCGCCTCCCTGCAGGTTGAGGAAGGCCGCCTCGTCGTAGTCGTCGATGGCCGCCTGGAAGGCCTCGGCCTTGCGGAAGCCTACCGCTGCCTCGGCCGCGTTGGCGACCGTCTCGGCGAAGAACTTGACGCGGAGGAACTTCGCGACGCCCGCGCCGACCGTGTGGGCCAGCGGGTTGCCGTTCGTCAGGCCCCCGCCCAGCAGGTACTCGACGCCGTCCGCGGCCGTCTTGTCGAGGCCGGCGAGGAGACAGTCCTGCGCGTAGTCCATGGTCGGGGCCAGGAGCGTCTGGGTCCCGATCATGTGGTACAGCACGTCCAGGTTGGGGAAGGCCGCGACGTTCTCGTCGCCCCCGGTCCCGGTGGGGTCCGAGAACCCGTCACCGTCGTGGCAGCGTGGGGCCGCCGACGGGAACACGAACTTGAAGTACTGGCCACGGTAGAACCCGTCGTGCAGCACGATGCCACCGACGGACCCGTTGCCCTGCGATACGAACGACACGCCGCCTCTGCCCACTGTACGTCCTCCTCTCACCCCCTTCGTCTGGGGGAAATCCCGGGGGGCGTGAGCTGCCCCCCGGGGGCACTGACGTCAGACCTCTAGGTGCCCAGGATCGGGTCCGTGAGGCCCTCGAGCCGCGAGCTCGACCGCGGCATGGTGTTGATCTGGTTCTCGACACAGCCCACGTAGGCCAGGAAGCCCGCCTTGTGACCCCCGGACGTCGGGATCATCTTCAGGAGGGCGTCGTCGTCGATCCAGTCCACGTCCATCGCGGTGTACCGGCCGAACACCTCCCAGCAGAGGAAGTAGATGCGGCCGGGCTCGATGTCGAAGTCGACCTCGAGCTTCATGCTGACGCCGGGGTAGACGATCTGCAGGGAGTCCTCGTCGTAGCCGATGGTCCACTTCGGCGCGGCCCCGGTGGCTCCGGGATACCGACGCTCGGCCTGGATGAACTCGACGTACTTCCGGGCCTGCCCGGTGTTGGTGAGAGCACGGCTCACCCGCTTGCCCGTCTCCCTGCGCGGCAGGTCGATGGTCTCGAGGATGAGCTGCTCGGTCAGGTCGTTGTTGCCGGCGTCCTCCACGAAGGCGTTGAGCTCCGGGTAGGTGGACCGGCTCTGGCCGAAGATGGACGCGGCGTCCGAGGCGTCACCGATGATCTGCGGGAGGGTCCAGATGGACCGCCCGGAGGTTCCGGTGACGTAGACCTCGTCGCCCGCGGCGATGGCCGCGTCGTCGGCACCGCTGTAGACCATGGTCGAGGTGTCGCGGGTCAGGGTCGTGATGGTCCGGTTCTGCGCGGTACGCAGCGCGCCCCCGGGGATCTTGAAGTCGACCCGCATGTTCTTGTTGAGCAGGATGGTGCGGAGGTTGTCGGCGAGCGTCACCGTGCTGGAGCCGGCGTTCGTGGCCACGTAGGCCAGGACGGCCCCGTAGGAGCCGGCGTACACCTTGTTGATGTACTTGCCCAGCTCCGCGACGGTGTTCTCGACGCGGTCGGCCATGATGCCGCCCTGATTGAACGTCCCGGTCTTGGACTTCGCCGCGACCTTGGTCTTCACGCCGATCTGGAACGATCCGGTGAACAGCTCCGGAGTGACCTCACCCTGCACCCGGGTCGGGTCGATGGGCGAGGGGAAGTCGCCGACGTCGGCGATCAGGCCGACGTTCCACGCGGAGGCGATCCCCAGCGGGAACTTCGCGATGCCCTCGTTCATGACGAGGTCGACTCGCTGCAGATCCCGGCGGTACTTCGTCTCCTTGTTGACCGGCTCTTCGAACGTCCCCGGGGGGTATGCGTTCTTGAGCTCGGTCGTGATGTCTTCGAATGCGCCAGTGGACATTGCTTTTCTCTCGGACTACAGGCCCCGCTCGTTGAGGTACTTCCTCGCCTTGAGCATCTGCGGGGTCTGCCCGTCCTGGGACATGAGAGAAGGCTTCACCGGGGGCCGCTGGGCCACCGGCACCGGCGCGGCGGGTCTCGCCTTGCCAGTCACCTTTCGCTTCTCAGCCGAACGCTTCTCGAAACGTGTCCTCGACACCAGGTCGCGGTCCGCGAGGTATTCCTTGACGTAGCCCTCCACCATCTGGGGGACGTCGATGTCCCCGAGATCGGTCTTGCCGTGGAGGTTCAGGTCCACCATCATGGCGCGATTGACGTGGTTCCAGAGAGACTGCCTGAAACGCGCCTCTTCGGGAGCGTTGAGCCCGTCTGCCGTCTTGGTGATGAGGTTGTCCACGTACTCCGGGAACTCGGCGTTGAACTTCTCGGTGTCAGCCTGCTCGCTCTTTTCCTTCGACCTCTGCTGCTTCGCCGCCTTGGTCAGCCAGTCCTTGTCCGTCAGCAACCTTTCCATGTCGAAGGCGTAGCCCTCGCGCTTGTCGGCGATGTTCTGGTAGCGGTCAATGACGGACTGTCGCTTGGCCTGCTTCGCCTCGAGCTGGGCCTTCAGGCCCTCCTTGCGGTACTCGTCCTCGCTGTCCTCGAGACGGGCCTCGATCTTGGCGATCTCCTTGTCAGCGTCGGCCAGCTTGACCAGGATCTCACC